CAACACCATGCATCAGTGTGTGTTCTAAAACACACTGCTGATGCAACTGATGCAGAGTTCTCCAGGAATTATGATAACTTCGTCCAGTTGAGTAAGTCCGTGTCCCAGTTAATGGATGGAAGATGAAGAAGCGGAAAGCAACGAAGGTCACAGAATCCCCTGAGATCGCTCCAGATGCCCCAGAATCGGCGCTGGCGGTTCCGGTGGAGTCGGATACCCGGGACGGGTCGGCGTTACCGGCGGAGTTGCAAGGGCCGGGGGCGGGGGAGTGGGCTGAGATCGCTTCAGTGCGATTCTCCCAGGAGGATTGGGAAGCGCTGGAGCGGCTGACTGAGCGTCAACGCCGATTCGTGTGGGAATACCCGAGGGACTTCTGCGGCGCCCAGGCAGCGAAACGGGCCGGCTACTCAGACTCGTCGAAGAACACACTGGCGGCTAACGGGTCAAGGATGCTGAAACACCCGGTCGTGGGCCGGCTAGCTCGGCTGCTAGCTTCTTCGACCGCTGACGAGATGGGCCTAACCAGGGAGTGGGTAGCCGCCGAGCTTCAGAAGGCAGCCGAACAGGCCGAAGAACTCGAGGACCCCCGGGCCCGCATCAAAGCCCTCGAGACCATCATGCGACTACGCGGCGACCTGATCCACCGATCCCAGGTGGACGTACGCTCAGTGAACATCACGATCAACGACGTAGATATGGAGGACCTGCGATGAGATCAAAGATTGGGGACCGCCTAGACCCTTACCAGGCGACGCTGCTGCCGCGTAACGTATGCGGCTGGTGCCGTCATCCTGTGGCGCTACACCGCGGCGGGAGGGAGTGCCAGGCCGACAGGTGCCGATGCCTCCGTACCGCGTCTACCACGGTGACTACCTACTACCGCCCACGATGACTGCCACGAAGGCTGTGAACTTCAGCCATTCCTATGCACCGCGTGGGGCGTGCCTCCAGCTGTTCAAGTGCCGCGCCCCCGAGGTGCTGCTGTCAGGGCCGGCCGGCACCGGCAAGTCGAGGGCGTGTCTGGAGAAGCTGCATGCGGTGGCGCTCGCTAACCCGTTGATGCGTGGCCTGATCGTCCGCAAGACGGCGTCGTCGTTGACCTCGTCGGCGCTGGTCACGTTCAGGAGGGACGTGATCAGTGAGGCTATCCCGGCTGGGATTGTGCATTGGTATGGCGGGTCGGCTGAGCAGCCTCCGCAGTACCGCTATGAGAATGGGTCGTCGATCTCGATTGGTGGTATGGACAAGGCATCGAAGATCCTGTCGACCGAGTATGACGTGATCTATGTGCAGGAGGCGACCGAGCTGACGTTGGAGGACTGGGAGACTCTCAATACCAGGTGCCGTAATGGGGTGGTGTCGTTTCAGCAGATGATTGCGGACTGTAATCCGACTACGGCGAATCACTGGTTGAGGCAGCGGTCCTTGACGTCGGCTATCGAGCTGCTGACTTCGGAGCATCTGGATAATCCGAGGTTGTATGACAAGGACGGTGAGCTGACTCAGTACGGCAAGTCCTACATGGGTCGGCTGGAGAACCTGACTGGGGTGAGGCGGCAGCGCCTGCTCGAAGGTAAGTGGGTCTCTGCTGAGGGGATTGTGTATGACAATTGGGATGAGTCGGTGCATGTGGTGGATCGGTTTGTGGTGCCGGATGAGTGGCCGCGGTATTGGGGTATTGACTGGGGGTATACGAATCCGACGGTGGTGCAGGCGTGGGCTGAGGATCCGGATGGCAGGTTGTATTTGTATCGGGAGATTTATCACAGTCAGCGGTTGACGACGGATCATGCGGCGGCGTGGATGCGTGCGGTGGCGCCGGGTGGGCGGATTGTGAATGGTGTGTATGTGGGTGGTGAGTGGTTGGAGCCGAGGCCGAGGTCTGTTGTTGCTGATCATGATCCGGAGGCGCAGGAGGCGTTTCGGCGGGTGACGGGGGTGTCTGTGAGGAATGCGGACAAGGTTGTGGGATATGGGATTCAGAAGGTGCGTGAGCGGTTGCGGATCGGTGGGGATGGGAAGCCGCGGTTGTTTGTGATGCGGGATTCGGTGTTGGAGGTGGATGAGGTGTTGCGGGAGGCGTGGAAGCCGACGTCGACGTTGGAGGAGATTCCGTCGTATGTGTGGTCGGATCGGAAGGAGGATACGCCGGAGAAGAAGGATGATCATGGGGTGGATGCGTTGAGGTATGTGGTTATGGCTGCGGAGAAGCCGGGTGGTCCGAGGTTTAGGTGGGTGTCATGAATTGGGTGGTGGTTGATGCTGTGTCGGGCTTGGTGGTGGTTGTTGGTGTGGTGGTGGTGTTTGGGTTGGGTTGGGGGCTGATTGTGGGTGGGTTGTTGGGGTGGTTGTTGCGTTGGGTGTGGTCTGGTGAGTAGTGTGGTGGGGCGTCAGCACCTGGCCCTTTTTCCCTCACTTGGGGCCTCCTTTCCTTTCCGGGGTGCTGGCGCTCGTCTGGTGCGTGTGGTACGTTCGGGTTCCAGGAAGCCATTAAGGTAGGTTGCTTTGGCTCGTTCTGTAGTTGGGGCGCTGATGAATCGGTCGCCCGTTCCGCTGGTTCCTCGTCGTGGCTGGTCTCGTATTAGCGCTTCTGTGGATGCTCCGGGGCAGGCTGATCTTTCGCAGATGGCCCGGGTCTCGACCGTGTTTGCCATTGTGGATGGTATTGCTAGTGAGGTGGCGGCTGCGACGTGGAGGCTGTTCCGGGGTGATTCGTTGGAGGACCCGGATCGGGTGGAGGTTACGCGCCATCCGGCTTTGTCGGTGTGGGAGCGACCTAATCCGCATTTCAGTAGGGCGACTTTGGTGGAGGCTACTCAGCAGCATTATGAGCTGTCGGGCGAGTTCTGGTGGGTGTTGGCGTCTGATTCTGAGGTGAATGGGAAGCGTGTCCGTTCGCCGTGGCCGTTGGAGATTTGGCCGGTTCGTCCGGATCGGATGACTCCGGTTCGTGATGCGACCCGGTTTGTGACGGGGTATTTGCATACGTTGGCGGGGGAGGAGACTCCGCTCGGTGCGGATCAGGTGATCTTTGGTCGGCGCCCGAATCCGTTGACTCCGTATCGTGGTTTGTCGCCGTTGGGGTCGTTGGTGTATGACCTGGAGGGGGAGCAGGCAGCGGCGCAGTACAACTACTCGTTCTTCAAGAATGGTGCGTTCCCGGGTGGGATTATCACGGCGGAGGATCCGTTGGCCGATGACGACTTTGATCAGTTGATGCGTCGTTGGCGTGAGCAGCATCGTGGTTCGTCTAATGCTCACCGCGTAGGGTACCTCGAGGGGCGTGTGAAGTTCGAGGCGCAGCAGTACACGAGGCGGGACATGGAGTTCGTGGACTTGCGGGGGTTCTCGAAAGAGACGATACGTGAGGCGTGGCGGTTCCCTCGTTCGATGATGGGTTCCGAGTCGGCGTCTAATCGGGCTACGCATGAGGCGGAGCATGTGGTGTTTGCTCAGCGGCTGATTACGCCGCGGTTGCGGAGGATCAGGGAGGCTCTCAATAACGAGTTCTTGCCGCTGTTCCAGGGTGGTGGCCGTAATTCGACTTCGAGGCTGTTCTTCGATTTCGATGATCCGACGCCTGTGGACGCGGAGTCTACCCGTAAGGATCTGGAGGTTAGCTTGAAGGCTGCGGAGACCTATATCGATCTGGGATTCGATGAGGCGGAGACGTTGGAGGCGTTCGGGCTGCCGGAGGTGACGTTCAAGGAACGCCCGGTGGCGAGAGTTTCGACGCGGCAGGCAGCGCCCGCAGCGGAAGGGCCGGCAACAGACGACGATCAGGAGTCCGGAGACGATGAATAGCCTTACCAATATGAGATCTGCGATGAGTCAGCTTCAGTCGTTGCAGGGCCGCAGGTGGTACGACATCGCCGCGAAGGCAACGGGCGAAGAGACTGAGGTGTTGATCTATGACGAGATCGGTTGGATGGGTGTCACCGCGGAGGATTTCGTAGCCGACCTGACGAAGATCGATACACCGAAGATCAGGGTGCGGATCAATTCGCCCGGCGGCTCCTTCTTTGGTGGCGTAGCGATCTATAACGCGTTGAGGACCCATCCTGCTGAGGTGACTACCGTCGTCGATTCTTTGGCCGCGTCTGCTGCGTCGATCATTCTCCAAGGTGGGGATCGCCGCGTAATGATGCAGCACTCTTCGGCCATGATCCACGACGCCTGGGGCCTGGTGATCGGTAACGCCGCCGAGATGGAGAAGTACGCCCAGGAACTCCGGAAGGTGAACGGCACTATTGCTGACATATATGCGGAGCGGGCCGGGAAGCCTAAGTCGATGTTCGCCGCGATGATGTCCGACGAGACGTGGTTCGACCACGATGAGGCGATCGACGTTGGGTTGGCCGACGAGGTACTCGTACCGGAGCGCAAGGAGACCGAAGAGTCTAGCGAAGATGTCGCCGCGTCCAGTACAGTCGACCCCCAGAACAGTTTGGAAGAAGAGCCGACCGCCGATACCGCTCCTGCTCCGCCCGCTCGGGTCGAGTTCGGAGACCTTTTTCAGCACAATCCGTTTACCGATCTCTTGAAGTAGGAAGGAGCAACGAATGAAGGTTGCTATCCCCCAGACAAGCGAGGAACTTGCCGAGATCCTCGCAGACGACGACAAGCGCGCCGAGATCTTTGCCGACGCCGGTAGTACTAAGGAGTTCTTCCAGGCGTATAACAAGGCGATGGACAAGTCCGGCGAGATCTCCCAGCAGATCACCGACCAGGTGACCGCCTCGATCACCGAGATGCTGAAGGACAACGAGGTCACAGACCGCCCGGATCAGTCGCAGCTCTCGAACATGGTCCAGGAGATCATCGAGTCTCAGAACTCTGCCGGGCTGCGTTCCGGTGCCGAGTTTTCCGCCGCGTATAACAAGGACGCCCCAGGTGCAGCACTCGACAGTGCGGGCATCAAGAACATGGCCGAGTTCGCCAGGTTGATCAACCCCAAGGTTGGGACGAACACCGAAGAGGCGAAGGCCAAGATGCAGCGCATCGAGGAAGTCCGTAACGCCTATTCGACCAGCGACCCGGCATCTGCTGGGTATCTGATTCCGGAGTCGACGCGGTCCGAGGTCATGCAGATCGCCCTTGAGTCTGCCGTAGTGCGCCCGCGCGCAACCGTGATCACGATGTCGTCGCTGACTCAGGCTATCCCGTATGTGGATTCGACCAGTCACGCCAGCTCCGTTTACGGCGGTATGGTGTTCTACTGGACCGAAGAGTCTGCCGCTATCACCGCGACAGAGGCCAAGTTCGGTCGGACGCTCCTGTCAGCGAAGAAGCTGACCGGTGGCGCTCGGGTTCCGAACGAGTTGTGGAACGACGCTACCGCGTTGCAGTCGTGGCTCCGTATGGCGCTCCCGACTGGTCTGGCGTTCTTCGAGGACGTTGCGTTCTTCGAGGGTTCCGGCGTTGGGGAGCCTCTTGGCTTCTCCGGCTGTGACGGATCTGTCGCCGTGTCCCGCACCACTACGGACCTGATCGACTCTGCGGACATCTTCGGGATGTACTCGAGGATGCTGCCGCAGTCGATCGACCGGGCCGTGTGGGTCGCCAACCAGGAGACGCTGCCGCAGCTGCTCTCACTGACCGTGGCAGTCACGAACGTGGCAGGCACCGAGAATGTCGGCGGTACGTCCGCTGGTCTCGTGCAGTACGGCAACATTGCCGGGGCACCGACCATGAGCATTCTTGGCCGTCCGCTGATCATCACCGAGAAGGCCGGCGCTCTTGGCGACCTTGGAGACATCAACTTCGTTGACTTCTCCCACTACCTGATCGGTGACCGTCAGGCCATCTCGCTGGATGCTTCCGAGCACTCCAGGTTCATGAACGACGAGACCGAGCTGCGCGTCATCGAGCGTGTAGACGGGCGCCCATGGCTCCAGGATGCAATTACGCCGAAGAACGGTTCCAGCACCTTGTCGCCGTACGTCCAGCTCGCTGCATAGTTGAGCCCGAAGGGGCGGGTGGCATTAAACCCCCGCCCGCCCCGCTACTAGGGCCTCGGGCATTAACACCCCCGGGGCAGGAAGAGAGATAAGTAATGTCTGTACCGAATGGGCTAGGGCACACGTTCGATGTGCTGTCCTGCATTGTCCCGATCGACCTCGCTACCGGGGCGAACACGGGTCATCGCATCCACATGAAGAACTACGACAAGCTGGCCTTCGTGGCGGCTTTCAACAACGGGACGGCGGGCGAAGCCCCGACCATCACGTTGCAGGAGCACACCGCCAAGACGGGCGGCACCTCGACCAACCTTGTCGAGATCGACACCTACTGGAAGAAGGAAGAGGCGCAGCTTGACGGTGACGAGACGTGGGAGAAGGTCACTCAGACCGCAGCCGCGACTATTACCGACGCCGACTGGGACGACGCCAACGAGGCGATCGTCGTGTTCGAGGTCGGAGCCGACCAGCTGTCGTCCGGTTACGAGTGGCTGTCGGTGAACATTGCGGACACCGGCACCGCGCAGGTGGGCACCGTATTTGCTATCGGCCATGGGCTGAGGCAGCAGCGGACACCGGCAAACCTGCCGCAACCTAACGCATAGGCCAGGGAGCCTCAGTCCCCGGGAGTAACTTGGGTCCTACTCCCGGGGACTATCCCCGGAGGAGAATATGAAGAACACAGGGAAAGTCCGAGTGACGAAGGTGCGTGACCGTAACGGGCGCGTGGCCGGCTACCAGGTGGAGGACAAGGAAGGCCGAGTCGCCGCGGTTGCCCGACCCGAGACTGTCAAGGGTAGGGGCCGGATAGGTGGATGAGGTCATCCTCTTAGAGGAAGAGTGGCGCCATGTGCTGGGCCTTAGGCCCGAGCGTACCGCCGATACCCGGGTCAACATCGGGTGTCTCAACGCTGTGCCGAATATCGCCGGTGGTTTGCATCGCTGGCTACACCGCGGTGACTTGCTACGGCTGCTCTACAAGGAGGCTGAGCGCCTCGAGTCCGCCGACCTGAAGGTTCTGGCCGATAGAATCAACGAAGCTACACGCAAGGAGAGTCCCTGATGGCTGTTAGCTCGGGGCTGTATTGCCTCACAATGGAAAAGCTCCTCAATAATACCCTCGCTGAGTCGTGGGAGGCTGAGGACAACGAGATCGCCCTGGTAACCGATACCTATACCCCGAATTTCGATACGCACGATTTCGCTGCTGATCTCACGAATGAGATTTCGGGCGGGAACTACGGCCGCGTAGCGCTCACGACGACCGAGCTTACGATTGCCTCGGGTGTGATTACGTTCTACGCTGCCGACACTGTGTTCGATAACAGCGGTTCGGATGATGTGACTATCACCGATGCGGAGGCTGCCGCTCATATCTTTGATGTGACGAATGATGCTGATTCGCCGCTCGGGTTCTTGTCGGACTTTGGGGCTGCGTATTCGTGCTCGAATTCGACGTTCACAGTGCAGTGGGCGGGCGGTGGCATCTGGACGCTTGACCTGGTTCCGTAGGCCATGACTGCCGAAACGGATATTGCCGCGATTGACGATTCCGGGGCGAATACTGCCTCTGAGGTGAGGACGGCGTTAACGTCGGTGCTTGCCCGTGGGTCCGATACGCATGTTGTCGCTCAGATGTATCGGTCGTCGGACCAGTCTCTGTCTAGCTCGGTCGATGACAAGATCGATTTCAATGCGGAGGATTTCGACACTGATGGGTCGATCGTCAACACGGGTAGTAGCAGGTTCGATATTCAGGACACCGGCTATTACCGGGTTGATGGGTTCTGGCCGTGGTCCGATCCGCCCAACGATCAGTGGCGACTCACTATTTACGTCAATGGGTCCGAAGCTGATTGCTTGATGACTCGCGGAGCATCCGCGTCGCCAATATCCTCGTCTATGGCCTACATAAGCGCCGTGCTGTATCTGGAAAGTAGC